AAGAATTGGTGAAAAAACTGTTAACACACAATCTCTTCCAAACGCTGAAAGTGTTCTAGTAACAAGGCAGTATATTGGTGGAAGTTTGTTCAAATCACAAAATGGAACAATTTGGACAGCAAGCCAATTTGAAGATCTTAAATTTAAACTTTATAAAGCAAACTTTACTGCCTCAACTGGATCAGTATCTTTCTACAATCCAACTATTGTATCAAATGATGAAAATGTTCCAGCACTCGACAATAATCCAGTTAAGACTTTACCAAGAAAACTAAAAGTAGGTGTTACAACCGAAACAACCAGTACAACTGTATTAGCAACTTTAGTTCCTGGTATTAGAGTTAAGAAAACTGGATCAACTGGACCATATGGATATATTGAAAAAGTTGGAAGCAGACTTACAACATCTACAACTGGAATTAGTACAGTTAGCGTTGGAACTGGTTATTCAACTGGTCAATTCTCTTCTGTTCCTCTCTATACAATTACTGGTTCTGGTAGCGGAGCTGTAGCAACAGTATCTTTCCACAATAGTGGTCTTACTACAGCAGTAATTACAACTGTTGGTACTGGATATGCTGTTGGTGATATTCTTGGTATTACAACTTCAACAGTAACAAAAGGTAAGAACGCAACAATTTCAGTATCCACAATTAGTGGAGTTGATACACTTTATTTGACAAATGTTCAGGGTGAATCTTTTGCTACAAATAATAACCTACAGTATTTTAATGGATCAACAAACGTTGCTCTTGGTGTTACTGTTAGAGAAAACTCTAGCGTAATAAGCAATCTATATGATGGTAGAGTTATTGAAATTTCACAATATAATCATGGAATGCATCAAGATACTAATAAAGTAATTTTGGCAGATATTGAGCCAAATACTGTTCCAACAACAATTACAGCAGATTTGGGATTAAGTGATACTTCAATTTCGGTTGCTAGCACAGCGGTATTCGCAACCTTTGAGGGAATAACCACTTCAAGGGGATACGCCAAGATCAATAATGAAATCATTTATTATAATAGTATTGATTCTGGAACACTTGGAATTGGATCAAGAGGAAAAGATTTACTTCTTTCTGCCACAAGATCTCATACAAGTGGAACTCAAATTTATAAGTATGAACTAAATGGTATTTCTCTTAATAGAATTAATACAACTCATACTCTTCCAAATGACGCAACACTTAAATCATTGAGAGAAATTGATAATTATCATCTTCAAATTGATAGATCAGATAGAGCAACTGGAGATACCCAATTAAGTTTTATTGATGAAAAAAATCTTGGTGGTCCAAATGTATTTGCTTCCCAAAACTTCCAGTACAACGGAATTATTCCGCAGTACAATGTTATAACCCCAGGTCAAAATACAACTGTTTCTGCTGAAATCAGAACAGTATCTGGAACAAGTGCTAGTGGATCTGAAATTTCGTTTATTGATCAAGGATTTGAACCAGTACAGTTAAATAATCCAAACTTTTTATCTTCCACAAGATTGGTTTGTTCTGAGGTTAATGAGGAAGAGTATCTAACTACCCTACCTAAGAAAAAGTCATTGACTGTTAAGTTAGACCTACAATCTGCTGATTCAAATCTATCTCCTGTAATTGATACACAAACTGCTTTTGTTGCCTTAATTAGAAATAGAATTAATGATCCAATTTCGGATTATGCCAATGATCCAAGATCAAACGCAATCTTTAATGACCCACATGCTGCTGCTTATGTTTCAAATAGAGTTAACCTGAAGCAACCAGCATCTTCACTCAAAGTTCTTGTTGGTGCTTATCGCCACTCTTCTGCTGATTTTAGAGTTCTTTATAAACTTTATAAAGCAGACTCAAGTGAAATTGAACCAACCTATGAATTGTTCCCAGGTTATGATAATTTAAAAGATACTGATGGTGATGGATTTGGTGATACCGTGATTGATTCCACAAGAAATAGTGGATTACCAGATGCTTTTGTTAGAACAAGTAGAGATGGTGAATTCTTAGAGTACCAATTTACTGCTGATAATCTGGATCAATTCACTGGGTTTGTGATTAAGATTGTTATGAGTGGTACAAATGAAGCATATCCAGTTAAGTTGAAAGATCTAAGAGCAATAGCACTAGCATGATAAGAGTAGAAGGTCATAAAGACCTATTTCGAGATGAAAAGTCTGGTGCTATTGTAAATACTGATACTTTTGGTTATTCTCAATATATTAAAATGAAAAATGAAAAACAAAAGCAAAAGGATGAGATTGACCAAATTAAAAATGATATTAATGAAATCAAAGCATTACTGCAGGAGTTAATTCATGGATCCAAATGAAATTAATTTAGAATCAATTAATAAATTATTTGAATATGAAAAACACGCAAGAACGATTGACGAACTGGATCTTGATGAATTAAGAAAGTTTGCCAAACTCTACTATAAATTATACCTGAAACAGCAAGAAATTGTTTCTTCCCTGGGTGCTCTTTGAACTTATAAATATATTTTAGATCCTGATATTGTATAAATTTCATGGTTATGGGAATTTAAAACTTGCGGGAGTCACTACCTAATGGCAGATATAAAAGTAAGAGTTGGCCAAAAAAATGCAGTAAAAGTTATATCTTCTTTGGCTGGAGCACAGGCTCTAACACTGCCAGAATTACTAGATGTTGACGCAAATTCTTTTGTCAATTTATACGATGGAATGGTCTTAGTTTATAATGCTTCAATTAATCAGTGGCAAGCCACCCTAACTCTTACCCCAGGAAATACACAAAATCTAGACATTAATGGGGGTACCTTTTAGTGGCTAGCATTATAAGAGTTAAAAGATCTACAGGAACAACCGCTCCAGCTACTCTTTATTATGGTGAGTTAGCGTATACTGATGGACAAGGTTTAACTGCCAACGGTGGAGGCAGACTCTTTGTTGGTGATCAAAATCAGATTCCTAGAGAAGTTGGTGGTAGATATTATACTGATATGTTCCTACAACCCGGAAAGGTTGCAGGGAAACAAAATAAAACAACTCCAGCAAATGGATTTGTTCCCATACTCGATATTAATAGAAAAGTTGATGAATGGAATGTTGATGGATATTTAAACGTTACTGGTGTATCAACATTTATTGGTCTTGTTAATGTTCAAGGTGAATCTTTCTTTGGAAATATTGGAATATCTTCAAATCTTATTAGAACAACTTCTGGAGATACTCTTTACATTGATCCATATCCCGATGGTTTAAGTAACCAGGGAACGGTTGTTATTAAAGGTAATTTACAGATTGATGGAGACACAACATCTGTAAATTCATCAACTGTAAATGTTGATGATGTAATTCTTCATCTTGGTGATGTTAACAAAATAAGAACAGTTGTCGGTAGTGATGCTGTTGCTGGTGTTAATACAATTAGATTAGATTCAATATCTAATCTTAATGTTAGTGATGTCGTAACTGGATCTGCTAATTTATCGCCACTAGGATTGACAACAATCACTAGTATTGATAGTACATATAATATTATAACAATTCAAGATACTATTCTTAGTTCTGGAATTAGTACTCAAACTCAACTAACAATAACTACTGGATATGATACAAATACCGATAGAGGTATTTCGTATGGTTATAATACTGGAGTTGGAACAGCAAATAATAAAATAGGATTTTTTGGTTTTGATGATAGTACAGGTTATTGGACTTATATACCTGATGCTACTATCACAAATAGCGTTGTTTCTGGAACTAAAGGAACCCTAGATTTAGGTGCTGCCTTTTTTGATTGGGCAGTCTCTGGAATACATACTAGAGGATCAATGTATTTTGATTCTTATGGACAAGTAAAGAGCACTCTCACACCAGAAGTTGGATATGCTACTACTTCAAATTTTGTATTAACAACAGATGCTTCAAACGTTCCTGTTTGGACCAGTGTTTTAGACGGAGGATCTTACTAAAATGAAACCAACAACTCGCCAACAATTGGTAGATTATTGCCTTAGAAGGTTGGGTGCTCCAGTCTTAGAAATTAACATTGATGATGATCAAATTGACGATCTAGTTGATGATGCTCTTCAATATTTTCACGAAAGACACTTTGATGGTGTCGAAAGAATGTACTTGAAGTACAAAATCACTCAAGAAGATATTGATAGGGGAACCGCAGATCCACTTAGCAATAGCACTGTTGGAATTGTAACTACCACAGGAACAGCGACTATTAGTGGTGTTGGTGCAACTACTTTTAATTTCTATGAAAATGCTAACTTTATTCAAGTTCCAGATTCAGTAATTGGTATTGAAAAAGTTTTTAAATTTAATACTAATTCAATTAGCCAAGGCATGTTTAGTATAAAGTATCAGTTATTCTTAAATGACTTATATTATTTCAATTCTGTTGAACTTTTACAATATACTATGGTTAAATCTTATCTCGAAGACATTGATTTCTTATTAACGACTGATAAGCAAATTAGATTTAATAAAAGACAAAATAGACTTTATTTGGACATTGATTGGGGTTCAAAAGCAAAAGATTCATTTATTGTTATTGACTGTTATAGGATTTTAGATCCAAATGATTTTACAAAAGTTTATAACGATAGTTTTTTAAAAAGATATTTAACTGCCCTAATGAAACGTCAATGGGGGCAAAATTTGATAAAATTTAGAGGAGTGAAATTACCTGGTGGAGTTGAACTAAATGGTAGAGAAATTTATGATGATGCTGAAAAAGAATTAGAAATGATTAGAGAAAGAATGTCTATGGATTATGAATTACCACCTTACGATTTTATTGGATAATGGCACTTAACCCTTTCTTTCTACAAGGTTCTCCAAGTGAGCAAAGACTCGTACAAAGTCTTATCAATGAACATCTGCAGATATTTGGTGTTGAGATAACATACATTCCAAGAATGTTTGTTAACAAAAAAACAATCATTGAAGAAATACAATCTTCAAGATTTGATGATAATTATTCAATTGAAGCATATGTGAACACATATGAAGGATATTCTGGAGCTGGAGATATTTTAACAAAATTTGGAATGAGTTTAAGAGATGAAGTTACTCTAACAATTTCTAAAGAAAGATTTGAAGATTTTATAGGTCCATTTTTAGGTTCTGCTGGAGATGCCTATGAGGTTGAACTTTCTAGTCGTCCAAGAGAAGGTGATTTAATTTATTTTCCATTAGGACAAAGATTATTTGAAGTTAAATTTGTTGAACACGAGCAACCTTTTTATCAATTGGGAAAACTTTATGCTTATGAATTAAAGTGTGAACTATTTGAATATGAGGATGAAGTTATTGATACCTCTATTGCTGAAATTGATACTCAAGTTGAAGAAGAAGGATTTATTACTACTTTAAATCTTATTGGTGTTGGTAATACAGCAAACATAACACCTTTTATTGGAACCGGATATATTCAAGAAATTACATTAACAAATGATGGCAGTGGTTATACTTCTGTTCCAACAGTGGCAATTACAACATCACCATCGGGTAATCCTCTCCATAATGCCTCTGCTGTTGCTATAACGACGGTTAAGTCTGGCGTTTATTCCGTAAAAGAAATATTG